TCAATGCCCACGATCGCCGCAGCATGCTGCTGGCTGGCGTGGAGATCACCGCCAAGAGCCTGCGCAAGGTCTTTGGCCGGGACACCAATGTCTGGCCGGCGATTGAAGCCACCGTTGAATCCGTGTTTGCAGAGATCGAAGCGAAACATCAGGCCTGAAGCCTGTGGTGCCAGCGATTTGAGGATTACCCTCGCTGCATGCCTCAGAAATTTTCTGGCAATTTTTCCTCGCGCCCGCGAGGCCCCCTGGACAAATCCTCGGAGGGCACATTGAAATTGTTCACGCACTGCAGCCGGCGTGAACTAGGGTTTAGGGGTGCCGCAGCGTGGTGGAACACCTGCGGCGTGACCAACCTGTGGAGCAGGCTGATGAGATCTACCTTAAGGGACAGGACCGGGGAGGGGCACGGACGGCTCACGGTGCTTAGGCGCGGTCCCAGCCTTGGAAAGACCACTCGTTGGTGGTGCGAGTGCGACTGCGGTCGGGCTTGCGTGCTGGTGATCGCCAGCAACCTCGGCCGTCACGCGAAGAGCTGTGGCTGCTGGAAAGAGGAGGAGCGTGCGCTGCGCAAGGGGACCCGCCGCCTGCGACACCCAGTGACTGGATCGCGTTTTGGGCGCTGGGTGGTTGTCGGTCCAGCTTCTGACATCGGCTACGCCAGCGCCTCGTGCACTGGCGGGATCCACTACGAGCCTGCCGCCCTCGTGCGGTGCACCTGTGGCAGCGGCACGGAGAAGTCGGTGCTTGTGAAAAGCCTGGTTCGCGGGCTGTCCGAGAGCTGCGGCTGCATCAAGAAAGAAGGCAACAATCTCAAGCACGGGCACGCTCGCGCGGGTCGTCACACCAAGGAATACAACCGCTACATGGGCATGATCAAGAGATGCCACGATCCCTCGAGTCTTGCTTGGCCCGACTACGGCGGCCGCGGCATTTCTGTGTGTGAGCGGTGGCTATCGGGGTTTGAGAGCTTCTTGACTGACATGGGCCCATTGCCATCGCCATCGCATCAGATTGACAGGAAAGATAACAATGGCAATTATGAACCCGGTAACTGCCACTGGGTCACGCCGAGCGAGAACGCTCGGAATCGGCGAAACAGCATTTATGTCGATGTTGCGTCAACGAGGATTCCCCTTGTGGAAGCCGCAAGCCGCCTTGGGGTAAGTTATGGGTATGCCTGGGCTCTTCATCGCGTCGGTCAGCTTTCATCGCGCCTGGAGGACAGATGAACGCTGAGCTTGCAATGGCCCATCTCCGCCGGGCCAAGACCTTGGCATCGGGTGTCACCAAGGTCGAGCTGGAGGTACCGTCACTTACTCGCCGTGCGCGGACGGATTTTGGGGCGTTCTGCGATGTGCTTGGCAAGCCCAATGCTGCGCATCACCAGCTCTGGGTTGATGAGTTTGTTACGGGAGTAGACAGCACTCAACTGTTGCGCTGCGGCGGGCCCAACACTGCAATCCTCTGCCCTAGGGGCAGCGGAAAAAGCACTGTTCTTGGCATGCTTTGCGCCTGGCTGATCGGCACTCACGCTCAGGAGCGCCAGATGCTGAGAATGCTCTATCTGGGCTACAGCCTCGACATCGCTCGCTCCCGCTCGCACACGATCAAGGCAATCATCTCCTCGCGCGCCTACCAGGAGGTGTTTCCGATGGTGCGCCTTTCCAAGGCCCGCCAGTCGGATGAGCTGTGGGCGATTGATTTCGAGTTTGCCGAGATCAACCTGGCGGCCGATGACCCTTACTCCGTCTGCGCTCAGGGCCTGTCGGGCTCGATCACCAGCCGCCGCTCGCAGTTAATTGTATTAGATGACGTAGTTAAGAGCTCTGAATCCATTAGCAACCCAGAGATACGCCGCAAGCTAATAGTCAACTGGCAAGAAGTTGTCCAGCCAACTTTACTTGAAGGCGGCCGGACAATTGCACTTGGCACCAGATTCTCCAATGTCGACATCTTTGGCACAACCTTTAATGAGAAAAACAGCTGGAAGGTGATTACTCAGCAGGCGATCGTCACCGACGACAACGGACTGGAGCAGTCTTACTGGCCAGCCTTTTACAGCCTTGATCACCTAAAGAAGCTGCGCCAAGAAGATCCCCTCAGCTTCTCGTATCAGTTCCAGAACTTTCCGGTTTCGCGCTCTGAGATCGACTTTCCGGCTGATTGGCTCAAGCTCGGTGATCTCAGTAATGAGTACGACGGCCTTTGCGTTGGCATTGACCTAAGCTCAGGATTAAAAGAGCGGAATGATTGGTCCGTCTTTTGTTTGGCGGGAATTATCGGCGACAGAATTGAAATCATCGACTTCCGCCGCCTGCGCTCGATGGGCAACCTCGAAAAGATCGATGCCCTCTGCGAGCTGCTGGCGGACTGGGGCCTGTTGGTCGAAGGCGAGGAAAAACCCGATGGCACGGTCGACTGGTTTCCCACCGACACGCCGGTCACGATCAACATCGAGGCGATCAGTTACCAGCAGTCGATGCAGGCGGACGCCAAGGAGATCCTGCACGACAAGCGCAGCCTTCACAACCTCGTACTGCGAGGCGTCACGGGCTACCGGGGCGACAAGCTCTCTCGCTTCCGCGGCGTCCTGGGTCTATTTCAGACTGGGCGTGTGCTATGGAATAAATGGCTGAATTGGGACGCTTTCCATGCGGAGCTCCTGAACTACGGCGCCACCGATCACGACGACTGCCCCGACGCGCTGCTGCTGGCAATCAAGGGTCTGGTCGGCCCGGGGCGACTTCAGCCGGCCTGGGGCCAGTGGCGCGACGACTGATCCTCATACCCTGCCCAGTAGCAAGGTGAGTGGTTTTCTTGAGCCTCGAGCAGCAGCGCTTCCAAGCCATCCTCGAGTCCGCTCGCAACCGCACGGCATCGGACGGCGTCGACACCATGCTGGTGGCGGCGCATCTCGCACAGATGAGGCTTTTCTGCATAAGGCAGGGAATTGAGTTTTTCGCGCAGCAGGACACCTATGGTCAGCGCCGTGAATTCCTGCGACGCGTTGTTGACTACAACGAGCTCGGCGGTCGACTAGAAGCAATCATTGATAATTTCCTGATCGATGGCCGCGGCCTGCTGTATTTCAGGCCCAGCAAAGATCTCTACCGGATTCATTACTTTACCGCAACTCAGTTCAGATCTTATTACGACGAGGAGGGCTTCCTGGAACAGGTCCAGGTGATCTACTCGTTCCGCGTGCGCCCGCCGCGGGGCTTTGGCAGCGCGCTCTCCAACGAGCAGTTCAGCATGAATGCCGCCGGCGGCGGCAGCAACAGCGAGCTGCGCTGGATTCGCCTCGACATCTATGCCGATCGCATCACCCAGACGGTGACGATCCAAAAGCCCGACTTCGGCACAGAAGCGGTGATGGGCGGCCAGACCAAGACCAGCACCAACAGCCTGGGCTTCATCCCAGCTGTCGAGGTGTTCAACAACCGCGGACTGGCGGCCGGTCAGGGCCACGGCGAGTTCGACTGGCTGGCCAGCCACATCCTGCAGCACGACAAAATGGTGAAAGCGATCAAGGGGAACCTGTCGTTCTTCGGGTCGCCCACCCTGGTCTCCAGCCGTCCCAAGCACGATCTGCTGGAGCCCGACTCCGACGGCAGTGGCGGCAAGGCGACGATCAGCTCCAACTCGGGCTTTGTCGGTCTGGGCCGCGCTGGCACCCGCACAGCTGAGCCGGCATCCAGTGGCTTTGGCGGTGGCTTCCGCGTGCCGCGCATCATCGCGAATGTCGAGGCTGCAGATCGGGTGGGATACATCGTCCCCGATGCAGTCTCGGGCGATTTGACGATGTATGCCCAGCAGTACCAGGAGATGGTGCGCTCAGCCCTGGGCGGCGTTGACGATCTCAGCATCAACAGCGGCGCCACGGCCTATGAGGTGCGCAGCATCTACGGCCGCGTGGCAGCAACGGCCAAGAAGAAGTGCCGCGACTTGCTGGAGTACGGCTTCTGCAAGCTGTTCACTTTGATGGTGGTGCACGAGGAGACGCTGTTCCGCGAATCACTCGGCCAGGCCCTCGGCATCCAGAAACCTGAGCCGGTGCTGGCGGAAGAGCTGCAGCTGCCGCCAGAAGAGATCGAGGCGCTCGAGCAGAAGTACGAGCAGGCCATGGACAAGTGGCGGCAGCAGATGGGCGAGGTGCTCAATCAGGTCAAGGAAACCGGCGAGATCCCGCCACAGGTGGTGGGGTTGATCCCCGATGGCTCCGCTTCCATACTCTGGCGGTGGATGGGAGAGATCTTTGAAGATTCCTCCCAGGAGATTCTGCAGAACTCTATTGTCTGCAGAAATCTTCAAGAGTTAGGTGTGTCCTCGGTAGAGGCGCTCCAGCATCTCTTCCCTCAGAAAACACCCGAGGAAAGAGCAGCCATGTTGAGCGGTTATCCGTTCCGCATGGTTGAAGCTACACAGAGAAGTTGCGGTGTATTTGTTGACATGCTGCGAGGCATGTTCCAGGTCCCGCATCCCCAGGAACCTGATCTACCGCTTGCGGCTGATCCCAACCTGGACTTGACACCCTATCTGTACAGGACTCTCGACTTCCTGAAGCGAGAGCTCAGCTACTCAGGACGCTACCAGGACTATGACCCAGCAAGTATCCCCCCAACCCTCTCCGACGCCGACCGCCTACGCGCCTCCCGCGGAGAGCCAACAGAGCTGGAGCAACGCCGGGCAGCCCGTCGCCGGGATGCCTTCGGCTCCTATCTCTCCGATGCCTGGGCAGCCGGTGGCGGCACCTACACCGGCCAGCTGGGATTCGGGCCAAGCGCAATGGCAGCAGGCCTTCAATCAGATCGTCGGAGCGCAGACACCGACAGCCCCCTACCAGGGCTGGGCGGCACCCTCGCTTTCGACCCCCAGCGGCCTGACGCAGGGACAGGCGGCCAACTGGGTGGCGGCCCAACAGCAGGTATCGGCGCCCCAGATCTCCTCGCCCCAACCAACGCAGGGCTTGTCGGCGGCGGACGTCCAGTACCTGGCAGCGCAGGCGGCCAATCAGACCCTGCAGCAGCAGGCAATGACGCAGGCTCAAGCGCAGGCAATGGCCGCGCAGCAGGCCGCGGCAAGCGCTCAGCGCGGTGACAACTACCTCGACAACATCTCCAACGAATCGCTGGAGGTGCTGTCGCACTTCGGTCCAGAAGCGCCCGTCAAGCTGAACACCTACGCCACCCAGGTGGAGGATGCTCTGCTGGAGGCCCTGGGCCATCAACAGACTCAGGCTTCTGCCATTGCGCAGCAGCACGAGTACATCGAACAGGTGCAGGAAGTGCTGGCTGCGGCCACTGCTGATCGCGAGGCCATGCTCGCCATCCTCACCAACCCCGATGTGCTGAGTGACTATGTCAAGCAGTTCTTCGGGCCCGAGGGTCCCTTCCCTGTGCAGACTCCCGCTGAGCAAGCGCAGCAGGCGCTGGCTGAGGGGATGATCGGCCAGGACGGTCCGCTGATGCCCACTGCTGGCAACCCCCGCATGGATCCGGCCTACGCCCAGGCAGAAGCTGCGGCTCAGGCCCAGGCGCAGCAGTTCCAGCGGCCGCAGATGTCGATGCCCCAGCCCGGCGCTGGTCCTCGCATGGCCGGCAACGGCAATGTCTGGGGTCAGTTCTCGCAGCTGATGGATGTCGCCCCCCAGGACGCCTGGAAGGTGCTGTCCCAGGCCGGCCCTGAGGACGTGCGCTCCAAGATCCTGTTCATGGAGGGTTGAGCCATGGCTGAGCCCAAGCACAAGGCTCGCAAGCTCCTTGAGCAGTTCGGCGTTGGCAAAAGCACCATCGGCGATCGCAAGCTGGGAACAGCCGCCTATGGCGATGCGGCCCTGACGGTGCCATCACCGGATGGCAAGTCGCGGCACATGGTCTGGGCCACCAAAGCTGGTGGCCTTGAAGGTGCGGCAGCGGGACTGCTCAAGCGCTCGGGTATCACCAACCCAACGCCTGAGCAACTCGCTGGTGCGATGAAAGATCTCCGCGCAGAAGGTGGCGATCGCTATCCCGATGACGCCGCCTTGGCTGCCCAGGCCATGGTTCAGCAGAACCTGGCTGCCCAGGGACGCTTTCAGCGGCTTGAGTCCGTGGAGAGCTTCATGGATCAGGTCAGGGGGGATGAGAAGTTCCGCGCTGAGGTGGCGCCTTACATGGGCTTCAATCCAGCACCTGAGCCTGCGCCAATCGGTAAGGACCCCACTGCCAATGAGGTCGCAGCGCAAGCCCCTGCGCTCACTGAGGGCACAGCCGCGCCGGTGAAGCCTGAGGTCAATGACTGGTTCACGGCCACCGTGCCGGAACTGGTGGATGTGCCCGTGCTGGGCGGCATCCCCCGCTGGGGATACCTCGGTGCAGCGGGCGCGGGCGGCGCAGCCCTTGCTTATCACCTGCTGTCTCAGGGCCAGCAACAAAGCGATCCGGCGGCCTACACCGCTGCGGTCCAAGCGATGAACGCCTACTAGGAATTGCCATGCCGATTCGTTTCGCCGCGCCTGGGGGTCTCGCCCCCGGCCGCAAGCCACAGCAGGTGCCGCCCCCCAGCGGTGCCATGGTCTCACCGGACACCTTGGAAGTGCCCGGCCTGATGCAGGTCACCGGTGACAACCTGCACCTGCAGGGCACACCGGCCCGCCCCGGCGCCAGTGCCCAAGTGCAACCGCTGTCCCGCGCCG